CATACGGCTGTATGTAATCAGGCTCTACGCTAGTGAATAGTTTGCTATCCATTAACGCTATGTAGAACTCATTGAAGGCAGCAAAGGCAGGTACTTCTACGAATAGCGTATTGGTCAAACGAAATACCTCCGTTACTACTACTTTTTTCTTGTCTAGGTACGCAATAGCTGCATCTAAATCAGGTGCAACTAGAATGGCAAGTCCTGTAGCGATTTGGTCTAGTGATCTATCAACCTCGTTAACCTGTGTTACTTTCTTGTGGTCTGGAGTAACACGCTCCTTGTCTTCAAATACAATGATACCAAAAGGCTCATGCACCGCAATGACATTAGCCTTTGTTTTGTTCTTGTCAAAGGATGCTTTATCCTTGAATTTTACACTATTAATTTTCATTTGGATGGGTTTACTTTGCTCAGTAGTTGGTCAAGCTCCAGCACCAATTCCGCTTCATAGTTTTTAACACCACTCATGGCCACGCCTACTTCATTAAAGAATCCTTCAATGCTGTAGCCTTTTATCTTGCCTTCCTTCACATCATTCCACACGTGTTCTTCGTCTACTTTAGTACCGATGAACCATGTACCATCAGGTAGTTCAGGCAGTCCAAGTTGAATGCTCTTATCATTTGCGCCTTCCTTAAGCCATGATTCCACAACGGTCACACCTGTTACGGGAATCTCATGTTGTAAGTTAGTTGTGTGCTGCAGGTTTTTCTTAAAGAACTGATGTGCGATTGCTTGCACAGTTGCCTTTTCAAAGAACACATAGTAAGGTTCGCCCTTATCATCATAGCGCAGTATCTCTTTATCCGGTATAAGCGCAGGACCATATAACATTCTGCGCTCGTCATTAATGGCACTTAGCTGCATCTTGCTTAGTGCAATCCAGTTTTCTTCTATGGCGGGCATGTCCACTAATCCCATCGCCGTAATGCCGAGACGGCCCTCTTCATCTATTACACACTTAACTACTTTTCTTTTTTCCATGATTCAAAGTTATTTATATTTGTAAGGTTTCTATACAATCATTGTTTTTTTTAAGATTATAGTTGCCGTCCAAACGTGGGCGGCTTCTTTTTTTTATCCTATGCGTGCAAGGTCTGCAACATTCTCGCGTACTTCTGCAGCACTGGCTACATCACCCGCAAGTACATACGCACGTGGAGTAAGTTGCTCAGGACGTTCTTGCAGAAACAATGATTCAAGTGGATTGAACTGCGCAGGTTGTGAACCGCCGCCGCCTCCTGTATCCGTTACGGCTGGAGTTGTAGTGTTAGTGTCATTACCACCTGTACTACCAAATTGAGAGTTTTTAATTTTTACAATTTGTGCCAAACCTAATGCGGCTGCAATTCCAGCCTCTACGAATTGTTGACCTGTGGCAAGTTTGATAGGATTACCCCCAGCAGTAAGTGCACCCGTAACTGCTGATGCTGTTTGCACGGTTGCGGCACCTATGGCAAGTGCTTTGTCTGTTCTAAACTTCTTGCGCGCATCGCGTTCGCTACTCTTGGTAGATGCATCGCTAAATGCTTGCAACACTTGCAAAGCATTATTAGCAAGTTCCAAACCTTTTTGCGCGGTTATCTGTTTTACTTTTACCTCGTCATCACTTGACTTGTTTTGTATAGCTAGTAATTCGGCAGCTAATTGTTTTTGCAATTCAACCGTACTAATACCGGCAGCATCGGCAGCTGCAAATAGCTTTTCATATTTTTGAGTTACGGCAAGTTCTTCTTTTTCCTGTGTGGTTAGTGATGCCTCATAGCTTGCATCTTGAAATGCGGCAAGTTGGTTATAATATTCTTCAACTGCCTTTCTACGTTTTTCAGCTTCTTGTAATGCAGCCTGTGTTTTGGCCTTTTCAGCATCTTCAAACTCTTTTAAATTCTCTTCGTACAACTGGTTAACTAAATCGCTAACCTCTTGTTCTGCCTTTATTCTATCTGCATTTGCTTTTTCCTGTGCTGTCTTTGCATCTGCATTGGCCTTATCTCTTGCCGCCTTCTCTTTAGCCGCTTGCGCGTTTAAGATTCCGTCACGCTGGTTGACTAATCCTGTCAATGTCTTTTCCGCTTCCTTGAGCGATGCCTCGCCATCTTTCTTTACTTGCTCCGGGTCGAATATCTTTTTTACAATAAAATTGTTTACGTCTTCAAAGACCGATGTGATGTCTATCTTTTCTACATCCAGTCCTAGCTTATTGAGTACCGTGATTGCACCATTGACAAAGTTTTGAAAGAACTCCGCGAGCTTGCGCTGTGGAAACGTGACAAAGTCGAGAAAGGTCTTTAAGTATTCAGCATTACGCTGTGCTGCTTCTACTTGCGATTTTAGCTGTGTGCGTGCTGTTTCAACTACAACCTGTTGTTCAAGTATAGCCGTGTCAAGTGCCTTTAACTTAAGGTCGGTTATTTGCTTTTCAGTTAAGCCTTGTCTCTTTAATGATTCCTCTTGCGCACCAATTGCGTCTACCTGTTCTTTTGCAAGTGTGGCGCGTTCCTTTTGTGCATCCAACGCCTCTTGTTCAGCATCCGTTACACCATCTATTAGCGATAGCAATTCTTCTGCATACACAATCGCCGCAGCAATCGCCGCACCGACTAAGAATATCGGATTTGTAAGCAATGCCTTACCAACCGATGCAAATGCACTGCCGATGCCTTGAATACCTTTGGCGATATCACCCGGCTTAACCTGTCCGATGTTTGCGGCCAACTGCTTTGCACCTTCAGCCGCTCCCGTAAAGTCAAGGTTGGCAATACGGGAAGTAACTAATCCTAGTGATCCACCAACACGCTCAAACGCACCACCCGCCTGTGTACCTACTGCCTCGGCTGCATCACTAATCCTATCTTTTAATTCACCCGCTGCCGCAGCAAGTTCGCGGTACTTAGCCGAATCGGGTTCTGTGTTGGCTAACTGCGCCTGTAAATCGCGCAACTGCGCCTTGAGTGACTTGCTCGATGCCGCTACTTCCTGTTCAGCCGTAGCAACATTGTCAAAGGATTGCGCGGTGTTATCAATCGCGCCCGATGTTGCATTGATTTGAACATTTAACTCCTTTAAGTTCTGCTCACTTTCGGTGGTGTCAATTACAAAACTCCGTACAATAGGTTCAGCCATTAGTAAATTAGTTTAGCGATTAGGTAAATTAATAAGAAAAACAGGAAGGTGCGCCATGCATACAAGGTCACAAACCACAAGGCACGCTGCCACGGGCGTAATGAGTATACGTGTCGGGGCATGGTCTTGATGCCAAGCTGTAAATAGCGCAATGAGTTTTTAATGTTGTCCATTATGTTGTTTTACTTTGTTGGTATTGTAATGAAGTTGTAGCAACTATGTTAATTGGAAAGGTTGTACCCGCAACATCAAAATAAATTCGATGCTCATTGGTATTACTAACTACATCCACATCCCAAGTAAAGGTGTAACCTGCAAAAGTTCCTGATGATGCAATTAATACTGGAGCAGCATAACCCGCAACACCTCCCGTTTTATATAATAGCATTGAATACTGTTCTGATACAATTACAGTCATAGCTGCATTGCGAATTGTAACATTCATTATGCAACTCCACAAAGTATCATTTGGCATATTAATATATTTTGCTGTGATACCTTCAACATCTAAGACAATATCTTGCCCCGTTGCAGTTATAGCCTGTAACCTGTGAAGTATAACTACGCCTGATTGTGCCCATCCTAATTCGGTGTTAGTTATATCTCCATTTTTATAACCTCCACCAATGTGAATGCCCGGTAAATTCGTAGTTACATTTTTTCCTAATAGATTACTACCACTCACATTTGTTGTTAACTCCAACCTTTGACCAACGGCTAGCATATCCTTGTTGCCGTTTACTATGGTCACATCCTCACCATTGATAACACTGTCTGTAATTTGAGCATTGCGCGTTTGCACTGCAGTTCTGCGTGGTGCTGGGTTGGTTGTGCTGCCCGATGTTGGTGAGTTTGGTTTGCTGCCTGTTGGCACGTTGGCCCAACACACACCCAAATTCTCATCCCACGTGTAGCCATAACGCACACAACAGTCTTGGCTAGCTGCAACAGGGTCGCCGCCTGCATCTTCAAAATTAACCTGTCCATTTAAACTGATAGATATGGGCATGCCTGTGCAATCTTCTACATCTTCAAGAAACTTGAGCAACTTAACCTTAGTGCTCTCATACATGCCCACTTTGTAATCTGTAATCTCAATGATGCGCCAATAGCTGTCCTGTATCCAAATCTTGTCAGCAAATGAAAAGGTAAGGATGTCCGGTAAGGTTAACGCAAAGTGCGCCTCCATCATTCGAGCTTCAGGTGAGTATAGCGCATTCATATACGTACGCCAATACTTATTGAATAGATTGTTGTATGGATTAGCTACGATTGTGTGTGGTGGTATCTCAGGTGCCCAGTTCAAATCCTCGTCATCAATCTCGGCGTAAACAGCACTATAATTATTTAGCACCGGACTAGAATACAATGATGTGGTGCTACTACTTTCATTATACAACTGAATAGGCCATGTACCTGCTTCAAATAAACATCGCGGTCCCGGTGCGACAAACTGCAAAGAATCATTCAAGAACATCGGAATGATGTAATTTGAGCCATTGACCACACCAGCAGGTGTTGAGCGTGTCACAAGTGTAATCTTTTGGTCACCTATTGCAAAGTCGCTCGGTAAAGTGTCAGGATTAACCGTATAACCTATGGCTTCGTAGTCACCATAGATGCGATCAACATTGCGATATACTTTTGATATAATGTCTTCACCTGCTGTATAAGTAAATTGAAACTTACCCTTCTGCAAATCGGTTGTACTACCTATTACGATGTCCTTGCTTGTGTCGAGTTTGCCTGTCCAATCCACAACGGCACCACTACCCAAATAGCTATTCTGTGGCACAATATAGACCTTGTTAGGAATTGCCCTATCCGGGACAATAGCACAGTTGTGCATCTTGATTACATCCGTCACAAAGTCTATCTGCTTCATGTCGGGTGCGTTTAGTGGATAGAAAATATCTTGCGAGTAGTACAAATTAGCAACCTGCAGTTGAATACTACTGCCTGTTAAAAATGAAGTAACTCCAGTACCTTGTTTAAATGTAAACCATCTAACAGAATCACCCGCGTTTAATGTAAGTGAGTGGCTAAAGTTCCATGTAGTTGGTGCAAAAAAATTAGTGTCTATTACATTTTCTACATTGCTAACATTAACAACAGCTTGAATAAACACACGTGCACTTGCACCAGTTAACCCAACTAGTAAATTCAAATTAAAGGTATATATACCACTTGCCGGAGCTGTGTATGTAAACGTAGTTGGGTCAAAGTCCGAAAGGTTATCGTATATCTCTGTGTTAAATGGTATGTATCCATTTGTTACAAAACTCGCATTTGTTTCCGCCTTAAATCCAAACTCACCTGTGGTATCGCTACCTTGCAAGAATCGACTATTGCACCACGGCATGTAGTACGTTTCTAGAATATTCTGCAATGAACCCGCGACCAAATCAAAGCCAGCATCTGTAATAATTTGATTGAACAAATACCACCAATTCAATGCAGGTGTAAGGTCGGCAGGATATACGGGCGTGTTAGGGTCTTGCAGTGAGCGCGTGTTGGCTTCACCATTCTCACTCCATAATTGACCGCGGTCTAAAATCGTCCAAACTCTATCAGCATTTGACGTTGTTACATTGGCATAACTAACCTCTTCATTTAACGATGGCAAGTCTGCGATTTCACTTAGCTTCTTTTCCCCGATGTTGCGCACAAGGTCGGGAGTTTCTGCATAGAATGCCAACTCAACCTCGCTAATGCGGTTCATGGTTTTGTATACCTTACGCACGCGGACGTAACCCGTAGCGATGGGCAACGTATCCACACGGATTTCAGCTGGTAGCTTGTAGTGAAAATAGTTATTACTGCCTGCATCCACGTTAACATCAAACAGCGCACCTAATGCCTTTTGATTATTCTCGCTAAATGGAACTCGGAACTCGCGGCTAAATGCACCCTGTGATGTAAAGTTGTTAAGGTCTTGAAACTTCCAGTTCTGCGAGATGCTTTCATTTTCAAATAGGTCTAGGTATGATTGAGTATTGTTGTAAATACTAACCGTTCCCATTGCACTAAAGCTATAAGTAATGCATGACCCTGTTAATTCAAGAATCATAAACGTACCGTTCCAAGGTGTAAATACAGTATAGGGCTGTTTTACAGTTCCGTATATGGCATCAGTATAAATCAACTCATTTCCTATATACGCACTAATATCTTCAAATACACGTATACCCAAGCACCCACCAATTCCAGAACTTTGAGCACTTGCATTTACAAGAAATTTTGATTCACCTACTATCAGTTGTACTTCACTTTGCATCTTATGTCCAGTATTCGTTTGCGATTCTTACCTTCAAAGTTACGTTGTACAACTTGCCGTCACGTGTTTTCTTTTCGACATAGCTTGTATCGTCTAGATTTACAGGAATGCTCACAGGCTTACCTGCATCTTCAGTCAACCATGTGACTTGATTAGATGCAAGTAGCGAACGCAAAAACTTAAACTCACCCTCACTGATGTAATCACTCGTAATGCTTAGCACCTGTTGCACTAAATTGCGACGCTCTTGCAATCCTCTATCATTTGCTTCAAATACACCTGCAGTGCCATTAAATAACACCCTGCGATACTTCTTGCGATCTATCTCATCGGTAAACTCGCTACGCTTTGTGAAGTTGAAGTAGTCCCATCCGCCACGGCTGTTTACCCATCCAAGTCTTATCTTATCATTTTGGCAATCACATTGACCATATACGGCCGTATTGTAGAATGTATAGGATATACTCTTTACCGTAATGCCATTAAAAATTTGTACCTTATAACAACGCCAATTAGGGAATAGTGAAGGCTTAATAGTCAACCCTGCCCAGTCATTAAGGTTAGCAGGATAAACAGGCAATGCTTCTATATCGTAATTATTGAGCGTAATGGTTTGGCTACTTGGTACACCGGCACTTGAAAAAATTGTAATGACTAAACTTAGCGGTGTGTTATTACTCAAATAAGTATCATTGCCGGGAATGCATAGTACACCATAGTCACTTTCGTAAGCTGGTATCCAAATGTTAGTTGCGCTCGTAGGATTGCCAAATGACCATGATGGGCCTAAGTACCATGAATGAGTATCGGTTTGTCTATCACTCATCGCTAAACTAGTATTGCTAGTAAGCGAATACTTTACCTTTTGCGTTCCTGTTTCTACGTTTGGCTTATATCCATCTATCACTTGATAGTAGCCATTGATAGCTATCATCTGCTCTCCTACTTCCTCGCTGCCTTCATTAAGTGTAAGGATGCCGCTAACTAGCCACCATTCGGTAAGCGTGAAGTCAATCGTCTTTTTGCTTTTATCATCATCAACCGTGTCATCAGTTGAAAAGTGAAAGTTGAGCGGCTCATAGTTGCGCATGTCCTCAAGCAATGGCGAAAGGTCAAAGTATAACTTTCCATCGGGTGCAGCTGGTAGATAAAAGTTGTACGTCTTAGCGTCAATCACCACTTCAACACCATAACGAAATCCAGTCTGTGCTGTTTCCGTACTCGATGCAATTATCATTAGCTTTTGACCGCGTACCGCCCATGCGTATGGCTGGTCCTCTATAGTTACTGCCATTATCTTTTATTTAATAGTAATCGGTTTTCAACTGATTTAATATATCCTTCCATTAGTCTGTCCTTGTATTCGTCCCATGTATCATCTATTGCTTCGCCGTAGTAATTAATGCCTTCTATTCCGTTCTTGCCTATGCTTTTGGCTATGGCAAATGCCGCGCTCTTAATTGCACTTTCTGTTGACTTGATAAATTCGCCCTGCCTGTTGCGTAGCTTTAATCGCTTGATACGTATCCAGTCCTCAATAGGCTTAAAAGGTGGCATCTTTGCTCCCGGCTTTCTACCTAACTCAATCACATCCGCATACTTGCCCGCATCATCATTTGACACGGTGAAGTCAATAGTTGGCTTGTTGTATCGTATCTTAAGGTTATAGTATAACGAGTTTAGCAAACGCCCCGATGCCACGCGGTTAACTACCTTACCACGCACCCTGCGTTTGATGCGCAGGTTAGATTGCGCACGCTCAACTACGGCAAGCGCATACTCGTTTAATATGTCCTCAAAAGCATCAGCCATTATACCAACGTAATGTTCAAGTGTGATGCTGCAAGTACATACGCCTCTTCATTGCTGTCGCCACTACTTCCCCAATCAATATACTCTTGACCAGTAAAAAAGATTTGGCCTTCGTAGATTATGCTACCAGTGTTATCATGTAGTTTATATACTAATGCAGCTTGAGTAGACAAATCATCATAGCTAATGTAAAGACTGACTGCAATGGCTGTTTTTGTATCGCCATCGCTCCAAATGTCAAGTGGTAGTATTTGTTTCATATCGTATTAATTAACGCGTTCAACTTGTAAAAATGAACCATCTGCATATATCGTAGATGTTTGACCCGCGACTCCCGATGCTACTTGTACGGAAAAACTTGTTGGTGCTGTTGTCACAAAAATCTTTGCTTCTATAACTAGTGAACCTGTTGCATTATTTGCTGTGTTTATCGCTGTAGCGACTGGCGTTAGTGTACCGCTTGTGAATGTAGTTTTTTGCATGAATTGAGCGGTGTTACCAGATAACCATGCTATCAAACTACCTCCAAAATTTGATATGCTACCACCTGTCCACGTAAAAGCTATTTTCAAACCGCCCGTATTATTACAACCTGTGCCTAATACTAATTTTATCAGATACCATTTACCATTTACGGGAAATGGTGTTAAGCTACTCATTCCTGTAATATCAACAGCCGTAGCCGATGTCGTAGTGGTATTTGTGCTCGGTGAGTAAAAATTTAATGTTTGTGCATATAACTCATTTGATAGCGTTACCGCATCAATAGTATTTACTGAATTATCCGCATTAATCCGTACATAACGAACCGCGCTAGGATTCGGCAGCGTAGCAAGATTGTTACCCACCGTAGTAAGTCCGATGTTATTCTGCTTGCCATTAAACGTAGACCAGTCCGCGCTGCTTAATGCACCACGATTTGCAGCACTGGCTGTAGGTAGGTTGAAGGTATGGGTAGCAGATGCGCTAACTATTGCAAAGTCAGTCCCGGATGTACCTACTGCGAAGTTCTGCGTGCTATCGGTTAATCCGTTTAATGAACTGACTCCGATTGCGTATGTGCTATGCACTTCACCAATGCGGCCATCTTCAGTGTAAAGTGTTACTGTTTTGCCGTTGGTATTCTGAATATCAAACTCGATGTGTATGCGGTCGGTTGCGGCTGTTGCCGTAGTAGGTACTGAAATAGTGAAGCTATACAAGTCAGGCACGTTGCCGTTTGTGATTTCTTCCATTGTGGAAGTAGCAACCAGCGTAAACGTGCTGCCGTTGTACGTGTAAAGTTTGGCAAGTATTTGGGCATGATTAGCACCGCCACCTGTTTCACTTAAGTAGACATCTATTGTCCAAACACCCGCAGGTATTACAAGGTGGTTAGGTGAACCTACATCTGTAATGAATCGAGCAATTACGCCCGTGGTAGCACGTGTGAAGTTAGCCGCTGGCCCTGTGTTGGCTGTGATGCCTAACTCATAGTATGCGTTGCCACCTATCGTACCCTGTGACACGTTACCATTGAAGTAGAACACCTGACCACCGCCACCACCTGTAGATGGTAGTGTGCGAAGTGCGCCCGTGCCGTCAATGTATTGATCACTTGTGCCATTTGCTGCAACCGCGAGCGTGCCAGATGTAGTAACAGGCGAACCTGTTACGCTGAATGCAGCGTTAGTTGGTGCAGGCATAGTAAGCCCAACTGATGTAACCGTACCACTTCCACCACCGCTTGGTGTTGCTGCTTCCCAATCGCTCGTTGTAGTGTTGTAGGTTAACACCTGCCCATTACTAGGCGTTGGTGCATTTACATCTGCAAGGTCATCAAGATTAACAGGTATGCTTGGCTTGTTTAAAATTTCAGCTACACCACTTACTGCGTTCCAATCGCTATTTACTTGCGCAGCTGGTATAGTTGGTTTGTTTAATATCTCCGACACACCACTTACACTATTCCAATCTGAATTAACCTGTGCAGCGGGAATGGTTGGTTTATTCAATATTTGAAAATCACCACTACTTGCATTCCAATCAACAGGAGTTTGACGCAATCTGTTACCGGGTGCAACAAGTGTCCAATACGTTGCGTTGGTTGGTATGATTGCATCGTTGTTAGCTATGCACTGGTAAACGTTGCCGCTATACCATACCCTATCACCTACTAAATACGGGTTGCCCGTGGCCGTTACGTGGTTTGCATTGTACTCCGTACTTACATACTCATTGCCACCTCCACCACCACCTGTTGAATCGATTGTAACTGTGCCGTTGCCTTGGTCGGTTATGGTTATGTTCGTGCCCGCCTGTAGATTAAGCAAGGTTTGCACGATGTTATCGACACCATTCGTTTGAAGTGTGATGCCATAACCTGTGCCACTACCACCGCTGCCACCCGCACCACCAACAGACCATATCGCTGGTATATCACATGCGCTCCAGTCCCACGGCACTTCCAACTTAATCGTAAACGCTACGCCCGTGACCGTGTTTTTTTGCTCTTCCATGAATGGCTCAAACACTACGTCATTGACTAGCTGCACATCAAAGCCGAATAGTTCTAATCCATTTCGTACTTCAGCTACTAAGTCCTGTCCTAAGCGTATGCAGTCGCTAATCACTTCACGTTGATATTCTGCCTTGTATTCCTTATCACGTGGTATGTCGGCAAACATGATGTGGAAACCAAACTGCATACCACCTTGCACAGGTTCAATCGTATCCGGTGTGACGTGCATGAATGGATATTGATCGTCCTGCAGTTGGTCGGCAAGGTCAATCTGTCCATGCGTAAAGCGCTTAATCAAAAAGTGACCTGCAGCAAATGCTTCCAGTCGATTAATAAGTACGTTGTAACTATAGTTGTAACTAGTCATTATCTATTTCGTTTTCTCATTTCTACTTTTTGCACATACACATAGTCGGCTAAATATGTCAAGTGCGTAAATACCTCCATCGCTCCGCGTTCCGTCACTGCATCAAACTTTGTTACGT